CTTGATATTTTCCCCGGCGGGATTTTTGGGAAATTGGTTTTAGGATTCTATAGCTTTTAGTAAGGGCTGTAGTTGTTGATCATCGTTTCGCAATAAGTAATTGTGTCCTCCTTCCCTATACACCGCTAGAATACCTTATACAGCCCTTACTAAAGTCTATAAAAACATATTTGAAAGGGGGTTGATACTATGGCTAAACGAGCCAAATCATCTTATGAAGATGAAGAAGACCAACCCAAAAGAAGACGAAAGCCAGCATCAACTCCTGAAGCAAGGGAGAATCAATTGATATCTATGGCCACAGATCTTGCTGAAAAGCAATTAGCAGAAGGAACAGCATCATCACAGGTCATAACACACTTTCTAAAACTAGGTTCTACAAAAGAAAAGTTGGAATTAGAAAAACTAAAGAAGGAAAACGAATTACTAGTTGCTAAAACCGAAAGCCTGGAATCAGCAAAACGTGTAGAAGATCTATACATCAAAGCTATGGAGGCTTTCAAAGGATACAGGAGCAGCATAGAAGTATGAGAAGATATTCTGAATTAGTAAAACTACCAACTTTCAAAGAGAGATTTGAGTATCTAGTTTTAGATGGAATCATAGGCGAAGAAACTTTTGGGTTTGATCGATATTTGAATCAGATCTTCTATCATCTTCCGGAGTGGCGGCGCATTCGGAGAGATGTCATAGCAAGAGATGAAGGATGTGACTTAGGAATACCCGGTTACGATATTCATGGTAGAATTCTAATACATCATATGAATCCAATATTACCGAAAGACATAGAAGATCGTAATCCAGATATTTTAAACCCAGAGTTTTTAATAGCAACTTGTAAACGAACACATGACGCTATTCATTACGGAGCAGAATTGCCCGAGTATGAATTGACAGCTAGGAAAGCGGGCGATACTTGTCCGTGGAAATAGGAGGTATACTTATGTTTAACGAAAAGGAAATAAAAACTAACAAAGTAGAGAACGTAGATAAAAAGCCGATCGAGGAACCAAAAGAGATTAAAGAAAAAGTAGAGAAACAGCCGGTCAAAGCTGCTCCTCAGCCTAGAGATTATGTAGTTAATGTCGCAAGGCTTAATGTTAGATCTAATCCATCAGACAAAGCCGAGATCGTTAAGGCAGTTCCGAAAGATACTAAGGTAGTTGTAGATATTTCGGAAACTAAAGGAGCATGGTCTAAAGTTACATCACCTGTAAATGGGTATGTTATGACTAAGTTTATCATCCCAGCAAAGTGAGGTGATCAAGTATGGAATCGATACTAACATCGATTAAAAAATTGCTAGGTATCGATGAAGCATACGAAGCATTCGATACTGACATAATCATCCACATCAACTCTATATTTTCAGTATTGAATCAGTTAGGTGTAGGACCTAAAACTGCATTTCGTATAACAGGAAAAGATGAGACATGGGATGATTTCGAACACTCACAAACAAACATAGACTACATAAAAGATTACATCTATTTGAAAGTGCGTCTTATATTCGACCCACCAACTAATTCCTCAGCAATGGAAGCATTCCAAGCTCAGGCAGCGGAATTAGAATGGAGATTGGGTGTAGAATGTGATGACACCTGGTTAAACGATGAAGGAGGTGACGATGATGAGACCAGCGATGACTGAAGATGAGCTTATGCATTTTGGCATTAAAGGCATGCACTGGGGGCAACGTCGTTACCAGAATGATGATGGTAGTTTAACTCCAGCAGGCGAAGCTAGGTATGGGAAAAAACCTGGATTTTTGGCTAGACGTAAAGCCAAAAAAGAAGCAAAAGTAAAAGCTGCAAAAATGGCTAAACTTAGAGAAGCTAGGAAACAGAAAGCAGAAAGATTCTATGACGAGCCAAGTTCTTCGACTAGAAAACTTAGCGATAAAGAGCTAGCCAATAGAACAAAACGATTAGAAGCAGAACAGTATTATAATCAATTAAAAGAAGAAACAAGATCACCAGCAAAAGCTGTAATAAAAAAAGCTCTTACTGATGTCGGAAGCAAATTAATATCTGATGTTGCAATAAGTGTTGGTGAGCATTATGTTTCTAAATACTTAGGTAAAAAAGGTATAAGATTCAAAGAGTTTATACCACGGAATAAGAAATGAGGTGAAAACTATGGCTTTGTCTAATACAGCAGTACCGATCTATTATGGGGAATTCAGAGATAAGGTAATCTCTGGCGAAATACCAGTATGTAGAGAGATCTCAATGGAGATGAACCGTGTAGACGATCTAATAGAGAACCCAGGAGTGTACTACGATGACGAAGCTGTAGAAGGTTGGATCTCTTATTGCGAAAACGAGTTAACTTTAACTGATGGAAGAGATCTCTTCCTATTAGATACGTTTAAACTATGGGGTGAACAGATTTGGGGATGGTATTACTTTGTGGATAGAGATGTATACAATCCCGATACTAATAGATTTGAGCGTAAAAGGGTTAAAAAGAGGTTAGTTAATAAACAGTACCTAATAGTAGCCAGAGGAGCTGCCAAGTCGATGTATGCTTCCACTATACAATCATATGGATTGGTTATAGACACAGATACTACTAATCAGGTAACCACTGCACCAACAATGAAACAAGCAGAAGAGGTTATGAGTCCAATAAGAACTTCCATTGCTAGAGCTAGAGGACCATTGTTCCAGTTTCTAACTGAGGGGTCTATACAGAATACAACCGGTAGTAAGGCTAATAGACAAAAATTAGTTCCTACTAAGAAAGGAATACAGAATTTCTTAACCGAGTCACTTCTCGAGATTAGACCAATGTCAGTAGACAAACTTCAGGGACTTAGAAACAAGTACACAACTATAGACGAGTGGTTATCTGGTGACGTTAAGGAAGATGTAGTAGGTGCTGTAGAGCAGGGAGCGACTAAATTGGACGATTGGCTTATTTTAGCTACTAGTTCTGAAGGTACAGTTCGTAATGGTCCTGGCGATACAATCAAAATGGAGCTTATGAACATACTAAAAGGCGAATACATAAATCCCCATGTTTCTATTTGGTGGTATAAGTTGGATGATGTAAAAGAAGTAGCTGATCCAGCAATGTGGATCAAAGCAAATCCGAATCTTGGTAAAACAGTTAAGTATGAAGACTATCAATTAGAGGTAGAAAGAGCAGAACATGCCCCAGCTACTCGAAACGATATTTTGGCTAAAAGATTTGGTATTCCTATGGAGGGATATACTTACTTCTTTACTTATGAAGAAACTTTACCACATAGAATGAGGGAATTTTGGAAAATGCCTTGTGCATTAGGAGCCGACTTGTCAAAAGGTGATGACTTCTGTGCATTTACATTTTTGTTCCCACTTCCGAGAGGTGATTTTGGAGTTAAAACCCGAGCATACATAACACAAAGAACTTTAGAAAAATTGTCAGCAGCTCTAAGACAGAGATATGAGGATTTTTTACAAGAAGGTTCTTTAATGGTTATGGATGGGACAGTTTTAGACATGATAGAAGTATATGAGGATTTAGATCATCATATAGAAGAATGTCAGTATGATGTTTGCTGTCTAGGATATGACCCATATTATGCTAAAGATTTTATAGAAAGATGGGAAAAAGACAATGGGCCTTTTGGAATAGTAAAAGTTCCACAGGGGTCTAGAACTGAGTCAGTTCCTTTGGGAGAATTAAAGAAAATGGCGGAAGATAGGATGTTGTTATTCGACGAACAACTTATGTCATTTTCTATGGGTAACTGTATAGTTCTAGAAGATACTAATGGTAACATAAAACTTTGGAAAATGCGTCGTGAAGAAAAGATTGACTGCGTAGCAGCTATGATGGATGCTTATGTAGCATATAAGATGAATCTCGATGCATTTGAATGAGGAGGTGAAAATAGTGGAAAACATAAACCATTATTATGCTGTGGTTCGTTCAGACGACGAGTTAAAACATTATGGTGTCAAAGGCATGCATTGGGGCATTAGACGTTATCAACCATACACCTCGAATCCAAGAAAAGGTGGTAAGACTGGAAAATTTATCGGTAAAAATGGTAAAGTCAATGATAAGAACGGATCTCTCGGAGCTTTGATTGGGGTAGGCGGAACTTTAGCAGCGTTTGGCGGTATGACAGCAATTAGGAAACTTAAAAAAAAGAAAGAAACCAAGAATGTTGAAAAACAAAAAATTAAAAATGATGCTGAAAAAGAAAAAAAAGCTAAAGAAGGGTTAAAATATTTGGAAGATAAGTTTAAAGATGCTCCAGAAGCTTCTAAAGAGATTAAAAAAGCTGCCACCGATTATCATAACGCTAGTCAAAAGTATAACGAATATTATTTAAAAGCTGATCTTGGAACAGCAGAAGATTTCAAAAAATACATGCCAAAGGCCCGTGAATGGGAAGAGAAAATGGACTCAGCACACGATAAATATGAGGATACGCTTCATAAGTGGGATTTCAATATGGATGGCGAAACCGAATATAGTTATGAGTTCTTAAAAGCTTGTTCAGATAGTGTGAAGAATTCTAAAATGCAAACCAACATTAAAAATGGTAAGGAACGGCTTGCTAAATCCGGAATTGTGAAAGAAAGAAATGGTATGTCGCCATATGAGGCATTTAGTAAGATTCGTAAGTCAGAAAATGAGGAATTTAGAAAAGCGGCAGAATGGTCTAGTCAAAGAAATAATAGACATAGGGTATTACCTTATACATCTTCTCAGCATGATCGACACGATACAAAACGTGGAAGAGATAATGAGAATAGACTTAAGTCTATAAGAGATATGTATAACTATAGACCAGATCCCGGAGCACCGTCTACATTATTGGAAGCTTGGAAAGAAGATCGTCGTAGAAGAGGAAAAACCACATATATTTAAAAAGGAGTGTATAAATATGGAGTATTGTTACATTCATCCAAAAGACGATGAACTAATGCACTATGGTGTCAAAGGTATGCATTGGGGAATAAGACGGTATCAACCATATTCAGTAAACCCAAGAAAAAAGGGTGCTAATGGTAAATTTATTGGTAAAAAAGCTAAAAAAGACAAAAATGGCTTCCTTGATCCACTAAGTGCACCATTAGCTGTATACGGAACCATGCTTGGTGCCGCAGTTGTAGCAAATGCTATAAGAGCTGGAAAATCCAAAGTTAATTTTAATAGAGCCGAAAAAGCAAAACGAGCCATAGATTCTAACACTAATATAGATTTAAAAACTGGTTTGAAAAAATTAAAAAATACAGAATCAATATCAGAATCTATGAAACAAATAAACACAGAACATAATACGAACAAAGACTCAACTAAAGTTAACAGGACAGAAAACTGCACAAGCTGTGCAATAGCTTTAGCATTAAGACAAAAAGGATATGCTGTTAGGGCCAAAGGATTAGCTGAAGGAACGTCTAATACACGAGAAACCATCCAAAAAATATTTGGTTCCAAACCCGAATTTGCTAAAAAACAATATGATAGTAAAAATGCAATAATAAAGAAAAAAGGCGAAACATGGTTGGATACTAATAAGTTAACAGAGGATCAAAAACTAGCAAGGAACGCAGCAAAGTATGGTGCCAACCATGATCATGCTAGAGATATTAAAAAATGGGCTAAAACACAGCCCGATCAATTT